TAATATATCTTATGTAAAGTAATGATTAAAAACAACACTTTAACAAATTTAACCCTGAAACATTTAAAGAATTTTTTATTCAGTTTCCGTTTTCTTTATAAAAATTAAATAATGCTTTCTTATATATCGGCAAGGGATTTTTGGTCTCTCCCAATTCCCACCGGACTATAGTATGCTCCCGGCAATCAAATTTAATAGCCAATTCTGCCCTTGTCAATCCAGCCTTTTCCCTTAATCCTCTTAATTTGCTTAAATCGATCCGCATTCATTTTACGTCAACAATTTCTTTATAATTGTTTATCCTCCCATTTCATAATATTTTTAGTTAACATTCCCACTAAAAATATTTTACCACCTGTATATTTACTTGTCAAACCTTATTTTGAAAATAAACTAAAATTCATTAGAATAACCAAAAAATGAGGGAGTATCGGCTCAATTTTGTGCAAAGTATACAAAAAGCTAAAATTTTGCGTTTTAAAGGGGGTCAAGGGGTCTCGCTTATGAAGTTATGTCTTTATATCAATATATCGCATAAATATAGCAGGAATAGGGGAAAATTTTATGATTATAATAAAATGACCTGCCCCGTACGCTTCACCGGGGCAGTTAAGGAGGTACCTAAATGAAAAAGCAAATGCGGAGTGATGGCAAGTAATTTTTATTTTGGAAGATCCGGGGATACAAATTCTTTTTCTCCAAATATTTCTTTAAGCAACTCATTGACTTTATTTCTATTAATTGATTTAATGTTTTCCCGGATATCGCCTTCTACTAAATTGATATAGGTATCGTATCTTTCGCTATGAATATATTCCCTATACTTCTCATGATAGTCAGCGTTATAGATCCCCCAGGCCTTAAATAGTTTCTCCCACTTAGGAATAGTTTTCTTCTCTAACCAAGAATCGCCTAGGAACTGTTTATGGGGTTTCCATGTTTGAACCACCCGACTAAATTAAAGAATGCTACCGCTATATCAATAAACCCACTGGCAATACCTAATAACTTTTCTTTAGTTATAGGCAGAACATTACCTTCGGCCAGTTTATCATAGAATAAAGCGATGGCATCCAGTATAACCTTCTTCTTCTCAGCCCCAAAACCGGGAGTCTCAAATTCTTTGATCAAAGTTAGGATTATAGGAACTATTCCAGCTATAAGGGTCAAAAATGCTAATATCTTAGTCATCTGTTTTCACCTTCCTTTCTTTTTAATATTTGCTCAAATCCTCTTTTTCCTCATTTTCTTCTAGTAAAAATATGATCTTATTATGAATAATTTTAAATGGTACAAGGCCTAAAATCCTGTCAACTTCCTCCCCATTTTTAAAGAAAATCAATAGAGGCAATCCCCGGAGTGGCCTAAATCTATCTAAAAATTTCCGGTTTTTGTTCACATCCACCTTTACAAATTTAACCTTTTCTTCGTGGAATATGGCCAGCCAATTAATGATAGATGACATTGTCTTACAAGGTTTACACCATGCCGCCCAAAAATAGATCACAACAGGGGTATCGCATTCCAGGACCTCTTCCTGGTAATTATCAGCATTTAAATCTATCAATCCTATCTTTTCTTCTTCACACAAGCCAACTAAAGAGAATGAGACTATCATAAAAAATATCAAAATAAATATCTTAAATTTCATAATTTTATCTTCCTTCTGTTACAATCTGATAAAACTTTAATAAACTTTCATTCTCTATTTTTGCTGAATAGATAATTTTATCCCCTATATAGATCCAGAATCTACTCGGACTCGGTGGTTTTACATCTAAATGACAATATGTTTTAGCAATCCCTATCCTAAGACCGCCAATCTTTTCAGCAGCCAACCCGATGTCAATGGGTTTTACTCCTTTTATCTTAATGTCAGAAGCCTCTCCATCCGGATTAGGTATATGTTCGGAATTAGGATAGCCCCCTATGCGCTTATTTTCTTCCGGACAACGGTTTCCACTTAATACAATTACAGGTTTACCGCCAAAAGCCATCCTTACCATCTCTAACTTAAATAGTAATAGACTGCTTACTCTGACTTTTTTTCTTCTGCATTTCTGACAAGGACAGCGAAATTCTTTTGACCAGAAGTTAGTCGAGAGATCACCTAAAGGGTCATTATTTCTGTCCATTAACTTTATTAACCTTTTTCTTAAAATTTACTTTATCCATATTCCCATTAAAATGGTGATTTAAATACTCAGATAATATTCCTATCATAGTTATAGTCCTACGGTTTAAACTTGCATTCTTTATACCATCCTTATGTAATGCTTTCAATTCTATTTTAAACATACTTAGGATACTTTTCATATTCTTACTTTGTTCTGTAATGAGATATCTAACCAGCCAGCAGATCAATACCAAAAATATACCGGTTATGATCGCTATTCCATAATCGGATATTGCTTTACCTAATTCAATTCCTTCCATTACATCATCTCCTTAAAAAGTAGTTCCAAAAAATATTGCATTAGCTTCTTCTTCTGCGGCAAGTTCTCCTTCTCCATAAAGACTTAAACGATAACCTGCCTCCGCAATAAATACTGTTGTCTCGCATGGAATTTTATCCCCAGCTTGATAATACATACCAACAGAGCCTGAGCCATCAAATGATATTTTACCCGAAGAACAATATAAACCTATCATATCTCCTGCTTGAACATCAATGTCAACTGTGAAAGTCTGCTTTGAACCTGCAAGTACAACCCCTGCACCGTTTCCGTTGTCGACCACTTCGGAATCACGGGTAGTAAGAATAACTCCATTGGTTGAAAAGAAAGTGGCAACTTCACATCCGCCCATCTCCTCATCCGCCCAGATTTCCACAATTGTTATTGTCCCCGTTTCATTAGCTGGATTGTCTCTGCTTATCATTGTAATGTTAGTAGAAAAACCATTTTCCCTATCAAAGGCTTCCAATCCTATGTCAATATCCGCTGCCAAAACAACCATTTGAAATATTGCCATTATAAGAAAAATAATTAATAATATTTTTTTCATATCTTCTCCTTATTGAAAATCTTTAGCTAATTGAGCATACCATTGCTTATCGCCAGTCTTATAAGTTAGACTTAAGATATCTTCCGAGCCTGCAGCAGTCGATAAAACTCCCAAACTCCCACTTGTCCATTTCACTAATTGCTGTACAGTATGGGTGCCTGAACCCTGATCTGTAATGTCTATTGCCGTTCCCGCTATAGCATTGGCTTTTGTAGTCGATACTTTGATATGATTCTCCGAAGTCCTGATAGCCCAATAGACAGTATCAACAACTAAAGGATCTGGCAAATCTGTTGCAGAGGTCTTAAATCTGATCCTTGCACTGGTAGGAATATCAATTACTAAATCTATAATTTCGGTATCGGCATGAACGTCAGTAGTAGCAATCGCGGTATCTGTTTGTGTTACGATCTCATCCATTACTCTTGATCCTGTTCCATCTTGAGTAATTATCAATTGAGCATTTAAGGCTCCGGATGGTGCAGTTATGGTAATAGTAAAATTATGTGCAGCGGTCAAGGTCGCTTTATTACTATTTCCCAGATTCCAGGCTATGGCAGTTCCAGAAGTTAATACTTGTTCCGTAAAGTTAATACTATGCGCTCCTGATTGAAGTTGTCCACCTAAATCGGGGTCAGGATCATCAACTAGATCATTCATTAAAGTATCACCCCAGATGGTCTCTAACTCTCCCTGGGTGTCTATTTCAGTCTTAAGGTAATAAAGTGACAAATCGAATAATGTCCAATCATAACCTGTCGCTCCAGCAGCTACCGTTAAAGCATATTCCGCTGTTCCTATCGGTATTTCTCCGAAAGTAGTAGTTGCCGATAAGTAAGGAATTGCATATTGGGTCCAAGATGATTTTTCTGTTCCGCCCGCTGCAACATCGATATCGCCATCTTCATCTGTATCATAAGTAGCTTTTAACATATCCCCACCGCCACCAAGAGTTACAAACTCTAAGGCAGTTTCTCCGACATTGACTCTGACATGTTTTAATGAACTTCCGGTATAATTAGCTGGAGTATCGGTCAAATCTGTAAAAGCACCACCACCGCCAGATTGAGTCGTTTCTGTCCAAACCGCTACCCCATCGGTATTATCTAAACAGACATATTCCTTGTCATTGGTCACATCGAACCAACGAGAACCTACCGCATAACCTTCATCTGTATCATTATTGACTGTAGGAGCTTGTGTCCCGTCGAGTTTTACTTTTAAATTTTCTACATAATTAAGTGATAAATCTGTCTTTACTTCGGAATAACTTCTCCCTATAATCCCATTGGCTGTTAATTTACAATAATCATCAACAGCAGCATCAGCGTCATCTATTTCTACAATATTATCATCACCTATACCGATGGTAAGGTTAGAAGTAGCTCCACCTGTTATTTTGATTAATCCGTCATAAGCACTTACATCAGCTTCCAGCCCGCCCTTTTCATGTGGAACAACTTTTAAAATCAAAGCACTATCAGATAGATCGAAATAAGTATCATCAAAGTATGGTCCAAGTGGAATATTGGAACCAAAAGCTATTGTAGAAGCCAGCAATATTATTAAGAGTAATGGAATTATTATTCTTTTAATATTCATAAAATCACCTCTCTATATAGTCAAAATACTTTTATATTTTAATAACATATCCTCATTAGCCACGATAGTAGCGCAATTAACGGTATGGTAAACCGCGCTAACATTTCCGCTTAATTCAGAAGTCTTATCCTCATTATTGACCTTCTTTTTAAAGACATCACCGACTACCACTATCGGATTATCCAGTCCTATCTTGTCAGAAAATCCCACCATTACCGTATCGGAAGCGGTTACTCCAGCAGGGATCACAATTTTAGTTACTATATCAAAAGCCTTATTACCATAAGCAATACTACCGGCTATTATGGCAATTTCTTCCTCATCATTTTTCCCTCTTACCAATCCTACGATTTTAACATTCCCGGAAGGAGAAGCATTATTAGTTGTAGTAATTGAGGGATTCCGGGCATAATCCGGATTGGTTATCGCGGTCGTGATATTTTGGATTGCTCCGGTTCCGGTAATGGCTGCATGGATTCCAGAAGCATTGGCAGCAAGTAGATCCTGAAAATGCTGGGAAATGACCCTCTGCATTATAAAATTCCTCTTATCGATCACTTCCGTTGCTTCCCCGCTAACCACTTTAAACCTATTTAATTCGGTACTATTTGAAGGAATATTCCCGGTTGTAGAACTTATTACTCCTACTGAAGTTAAATATAATTTATAAATATTATCCCCTAATCCTGATACATCATATTGCTGGGCAGCACCATAATAGGATTCAAGACTATCAATTAAAGCAAAACCCTTTTCAATATCTAATTTTGAGGCAGGTGAACCAATACTAACCGCAAAAGCCCCACCTGACCGATAGACTACTCCATTACCATGAAGATCTGTGATCCATTTGGCTATAGGAGTAGAGGGTTCCTGGTTTAATACATATATTTGGAAAGTAACTGCCCCTTCTATGGCACTATTAGGCAATTTTACCCTAACCATAATTTTTCGATAACAGTCGGGGGGTATATTGCCAAGAGCAACAGGGGCATTTAATCCCATCGGTTGAAATTCGGTCATATTATCATCAGTTTCACCAGAGGAATCTCCACCATTCGCACCGTCATGAATAGTAAGAGATTTTATTTCTGGCCAATGCTGTTTGGTAATATTTTTGACCTCATCTCCGTTATCATCCCTGGCGCTTACCCTGACACATATCATTTTAGAAGAACTTTTTACCATGCCCTTATCGTTCCAGACATGATATTCTGTCCCCGCTTCTAATAACAGATAAGTCCCTGCATCACCTAAACCATAATTTATTGCAGATACTTCTTGCGAATCATCACTATTCCATATTGAAGGATTCGGATCTACTGCCATAAAATCACCTCACTTTTAATAACCATAAATTTTAAATCTTATATCAGAAGTTCCGCTATTGTAATTTTCCCATGCTGTACCATCATATCTATCGAAAAAACCATCCATATAAGAACCATCTCCACGTTCCCATTCAAGATATTGAGAAGTACCTCCGTGACCTCCAGAACCTCCAAAGGCATTACAAGTAACTACTATTGAATATTGTTTTCCACTAATTATAGATATCTGTGTAACTATAATATCTGTAAAATCATCACTACCCCAAAGAGGTAGAGCATTCCCATCTATTATTCCATAAGTTAAAATTCCCCCTGTAGGATAACCATTAATATCAGATGCATAAATTGCTACAGTAACAGTTCCTAAATTCTCAGTATTCCTTCTTGCTAATGTAGCACTTACTTTATTTACATAATGATTCGAGGCTGCAGTAAATGATTGCATTAATTTCTTATTTATTGCGTCTATAAATGGCCATAAACCAATGTCTCCTAAACTTTCTTCATATAATTTTAATGCAGTCGGTTTTTCTGGTGGCCATATAATCGGATTATTTTTATCTCCATTTTTATATAAAATTCTTACAGTATCTCCTACTGCTATATCAGGGTCTCGGGCTAAAGTAAAAATCTTAGGATATGCTTTTGGATCTCCAGCTATAAATACGCCATAACTACCATCACCATTGTCAACCGCCACTTCCCCAGTTACTACAGATAACCGATGGATAATATTCCCCACATTATTTCTTATAATTTCACTAATCGGTCTTAACATAATTACACCCCTAGAGAATTAACAGAAGCGGTTACTTCTATTTGCTTAATATCCTTTAATATTCCGCATATAGTTCGTTTCTCTTTTATTCCATATTCAAAAACTATCCCTACCATTTCGTTTACTACATAATCAGGCTCTTTTTTTGTGGTAAAAATATTCTTAATCGATTTACCACTCCCGGCAATCTCCACATCATAACTGCCATCACCATTGTCAGCAGTAACTATCCCGGTCATATAAGTACCTCGATGTTTGATGTTTCCCACTGCATTACTTGAAGTGGCTATATTAAATCTAAGCATAGAAAACAGCCCCTATCCTGGTTCTCGGTTTAATCTTTCCGGTTTCCGGATCAATATCAAAATAAAGATTAATCTCTTCTATTCGCCATCGTTCATTATAGTTAATCTTTTTATCAGTCAATTTTACTGCTTCGCCCGCTACTATTTTAGGATTGAAATTAACCAAGTAATCGGGCTGTTTAGTATATCTATGACTATCCCTGATTCTTCTCTGACCTATATCAATACATTGTGCTTCAGTTTCGGCCAGCGGATATTCTTCAGTACCTTCTCCTTCTGGCTTCCTTACCCCATATTTGGCAATTGAGACAGGATCATTTACCACAGATTTGATTTGAGTACGAGTTATAGTAGATATTGTAGTCTCGATAGGAATAGTCTCGGTGATCCAGATTGAACCACCTGCCACCAGTTCTTTAGTCTTAATTACAATTTTTATTGAAAAAGCCTTTTCGGTAAATTCCCAATCAAGCGTACTTTGAATCTCTCTATGAATATTAAAACTTGTACTGCCCTCCCAATATTTATCAGCTCCACCTGTAACCGTAAACTCCATTCCCTGAACAGTTAAATCGGAATTTGATTTTGTAACGGTAAATTTATAATCCTGATATTTGGGAAAGGTAAATCCTGGTGGTTTGGTATATCCTATATATTTTGTAGTTACTTTAAAATTAGCATCCGAATAAGACCAATTAGTAACACTTTCACCTAAGCTAAAACTTTTATTGATAGTATGAGTATCTATTTTATATTCTTCTTGTGGCACTTCTACCTGCTGTTCTTCTTCCCCATGTTCAACGGTTATTACCTCTTCTTCAAATACTGCCCCTAATATAGTAATTTGATTAATAATGCCTTCTTTCATAGTATCCAAGCCCAATAATATGAATTTATTCTCTCCATACTCCCAGTCAGGAGTGGGGTATAAGGTCTCATTAGTCTTAATTATTTTTTTGTAAACTAACATCTTAGCATTTTCATCAAATCTCATTACCCAGCCCTCGATCATCATTTCCTTTTGGATCATATCCCGGATAAATTGATCCTGGAAGGAATGGTCAATAACCGTTCCGCTTCCAGTTGGCACATCAATATTGGTTATTCCCGCCTGATTGGCCAGATATCTTATAATTGCCCCCCTGGTTTTAGCGGTGGCTGCTTCCTGTACAGATATTAAAGTCATTCTCTTTAATAACTTTTTACCATAATCGGACCCATAAACATATAAATTATATTTACCGCCAGCATCAGATCTTGTTCCATCGATCAACCCGGTAAATAGTTTCACTTCCTTGCCATTAACATAGGAAGTTACAATTACTTCTTTATCTTCATAGTCTCCTACGAGTAACGGTGAATATTGAAAATCGTTCAAATTAAAGGAAAATAAACTGATCAAATTTTCATTGTGCTGAATCATTACTTGGCCCACCAAGGCAGCCGATACATCTTCACTGTCAATAGTGATTTTTAATCTTATACTTTGTTTGATCCCTCCACCTGGTTGCCCCGCTGAAGGTGTCACTATCCCCAGACAAGCATTGACTAAATCTCTTTTTACAGTTAAATTGCAATCCACTATCCGGCCAAAGAAATTTTCATCATTTTCGTTGACGTGCAAACTGCAATCCACCGCCTTATATGTAGGAAAATCTTCAGGTTGCTCATTTACCGCCAAGAAACAATCGATAACTGTTATCATGGTTTCACTTCCTCGCAAATTAATGAATAATGGCCTATATTCATGATCCTGCCGATATACTGATAATCTACGATATGCACTATAAATTTAGGTACATAAAGGATTACAATATTGCCATCATTGTCACTAGGTGCAGTAGCAAAAACTAATTTACCTCTTCCTGAATCATTTAATGTAATAGTTGGTTCTGCAGGATCATCATCAACGGTAACAACTACTTCTGGTTCAGTATTAGTATATATTTGACGTTGAGTATAAAAAGTTTTTGTTTCCCCATCACCGGAAAGCCTTTCAGTTATCTGTAAATAATCAATATAATATATATTGCTTATATGTGCTACTTCTGCTTTTATGGCATCCATCTTACTATTTACAAGATCTGCTATCTCAAAATGATATACAGAGATAGGCTGGTTTTCAGTATTCACATTCCGGTTAATAATTAAAATGCCATAAGGAGTACGCTCATAATTTTTAAGAAAATTCTCTTTTGTTATATACCCCACTGGAGTATCTAGGGTAGTATCCCCTATTGAAATTGTACCTTCTGGCATAATTTAACTCCCTTTTAAACCGGTAATTCATAGCCACTACGGCCATATTGCCTAATAAATTCCAAAAAAGCTCTATCTACCTGCTGCCTAATTTTAGTTATATCATTGTCATTTCTGACTACCGGATTGTTTATATTGATATTAATTTCTCTTTTTTGCTGATCATAGGTTATATTTTCTTCAGCAGTGAGTACCCTTTCCCCTACGTCTAATTTATATACTCCTGTTTTCGGCACATAAGGAGTACCCGTTGGGAATTCCTGTAATGTTACCCCGGCTGCAGCTTCTTCTCCTGATATTTGCTGCTGCGAACGAAATCCTATGATTTCACCTTCGGCACTCAAAACCTTATACATTTTTTTGGCTACTTTCTCTATGGTTTCAATGACTTCCTCTGCTGTCCTTTCCGCTTCTGCCTCCCAGAATTCATAAAATGCTTCCCATGATTCGGTTGCTGCAACAGATAAAGCTATATAATTTTCGGCTACATCTTTGGCATAAATTTTTATCGCTTCCGATGCTTCCCCTGCACCAGTGGTGACATTATCAAATGAAGTTGCTAATTCTTCATTTTCTATTGCTAGGTTATCGACTGCGGTAGAGGCGGTCTCCAAAGATGTAGTAAGTTCGTCAGTTACTTCCTCGACTTCCTCTGTTTTTTCTTTATACAACCCCAATTTTTCTAATACCCACTTAACTTTATCCCATAACCAGCCCAAAGCTTCGGTTACTTTTTCTACTACTGCAAGTACAAAATCCCGGATACCACCGAAATTAGTAGTCCAAGCTAAATATAGAGCCCCCACTGCCATAATTACCATACCGATGGGATTGGTCGTTGCTAATCCTCCCAATACCTTTAAGGCCACACCAACAGTAGCTATCGCCCCCTTCATTTTCATAAAAACTGATACTGCCATCAGAACGGGACCACCTACTGCAGCTAAAACTCCTAATGTCGCCACTACTTTTATGATCATCTCTACAAGTGGTTTATGAGCCTCCGCCCAGTCCTTAATTCTTTTTATAATTTCTATTGCCTTTTCAGCTAATTTAATCAATGTCGGCATCAATATCTCTCCTATGCCTCTACCTGCTGCCCCTATACTTTCTTTTAAATCAGTTAATCGATCATTAAATTCGGCTGCCTTTGCTGCTGCTTCAGTGGACATTACCACTCCGAGCTCTTTGGCCTTTTTCATTAGGGCTTCAATCCCTGCTCCACCCTCTTTAAGCATAGGAAGTAATTGAGTACCGTATCTTGCCCCAAATATTTCGGTTGCCAGGGCAATCTGTTTTGTCTCATCTGTCATGGCAGCTAATTTTGTGGCAGCCTCTTTCAAGACATCAACCGTATCTCTTAAATTGCCCTCTGTATCAAGGACTTCTATATTTAAATATTCAAAGGCCTCCAAAGATTCCCCTACTCCCTGGGCAGCATCATTCATACCACGAGCCAGATATCTTAATGATTTCTCTACTGTATCAAGATCAGCCCCACTAATTTTGGCAGCATATCCTAAAGCAGATAAAGCCTCCACCGAAACATTGGTACGTTTAGCCATCTTATCGTAGGTATCACCCAATTGAGTGGTTTTTAGAATTATTGCCCCAAATGCAGCAGTAACCGCCCCACCTACAATGGTCATGGTCCTGCCGATCTTACCAATTTTTTCGGTAAACTTATCTACCTGGCCCCCGGCTTGACCCAAAGCACCAGTTAATTTAGAAGCGTCTCCTAAAATATTGATCCAAATATCGGCCAATTATTTTTTCACCACACATTATTTATTTATTTATTTGACTATGTTATAATAATAACCAAATTAGGAGGTATATTATTATGAAAAAGTATATTTTAATTTCAATTATTTTATTGTTCTGCATTCTGCTAGTTGGCTGTTCAAATTCAAAGGTTTCTATAACCCCGGAAATAGATCAAGAAATCAAATCTATGACAATTGACAATAAATATGTTTCGATAACTAAAACCGAATATGATAATTCTTTATACCGCATTGAACTTGAATTTTTAATTGAAGCTCAATCTTTTGATTATGTTAAAACCTTCACAGATGCGGTCTGCGAAGATTGTTACAGAATACTTAAAAAATATAATATCGATTGCAATATATCGGTCTGGGGCTATTATCCCAAAGGCATAGATTTAGTTACTATGTATGGTAGAACTTATTACAGTAAAAACTCCGGTAAATTTGAATTTAAAACATCCGAAGAACTTAATTTATAATTCTTTTAATCTTAAATAAGCTAATTTTTGTTCGTATATTTTTATTGCATCCGGTAATAAATCATATATTTCATCAAAAGGGATTGACAATGTTTCTTGATAACCATACTTATAAGCTAGGCTAAATATCTTAACTATTTCTCGCCAACCCCTACCTTGAAATATTTTGTTAGCCCAGAATTATCCATTATCTCTTGCTGGATTCTCTCAAATTCAATGATATCTACCAGCCCATCAAATTTTTCAATGGTCATCTTCGCATCAGGATTAAATTTATTGATCGTTTCAGCCAATATATAGGAAGTGCTGTCCATGTTGTCTAACTTTTTTTCTGTTTTGCTCTTCAATATTTTTTTAATTTCACCTAATTTTAGATAATTGATAATATATTCCTGATCACCAATTTTCACCTTAGCCATAATTACTCCTTTCTTTTAGATAATTATTTAGAATACCCTCAAATCGCTAAAATTTATACCCTAATTAGCGAAAGTTTGACTTGCCCTTAGGGTTACCCCTAGGCTGCATATTCCGCAGTATCTTTAAGGTTGATCAGGGTTGCTAAAAGGGCATAACCGGCAGCGTCATATTTTGCTTTCCCGATAACTGCACAAGTCAATCTTCCTGGCCCACCAATATTAAGAGGATAGACCAGATATCTAACCAAAGGCAGATCAATCTGTAAAGTATATTTTACCGGATCATCGCATACTGCACCCTCAAACTTTACTTGGAAGGCTCTTTCTGTTCCAGCAATAAAATAATCATACTCAGTCCTATTTACAAAATCGATGACAAAACTAACCGGTATAGTCCTAAAGCCATCCCGAATAATCTTCCCGGGAATAGCAGTATTATTCAAGAAATATTTAGCTATACAACGATTGTCCCAGGTTAATCCGAAGCTCTCCAAGTTGTTATTAGGAGAACCCCCTATTGAGATAACTGCATTTTCCCAAACAAAAGGTTTGGTAGCTTCAAGCGATAGACCTGTTTTCGATACACTGCCTATATTTTTGGCAATAATCCCGCAAGTGGCTTTTAAGATCTTGTCGGTAGTAGAGAAATTTAAGGCCAGAGTATTAACTACTGCACCCAAAAACTGGAAGGCATTTCCCTGATCCCGATAGACTTCCAAAGTATAGGGGTTAATCGGACAATCTGCATGAAAATCGGTTGCCTGTCTGGGAGTAAATATATGTTGTTTGGCATTGGAAGCAGAACCGGCAACTACTGCCCTAAAATTATCAACCCGGAGTTCAAATTCATCCTTATTGACGAGCATTTTTATCGCGACACTTATTGCGGTTTCCATATCCGATACATCACTTACGGCTATTGTGAGTTCATACCATTGATTGGGAACGGCTATCGCCGGAATATTTACCAAGTCAAAATGCGCACCTTCTGCACCTAACGCCTGTTCACTAATTACAAGGGCTAAATCGGCAGCGTCCAGAGCAATGCTCGATTTTAACCAAAATTTGTAATGGGTTGTGGCCGGAGATGCAAAGTTAAAAGATATTATGCGCGAAGCCAAAACGCCAACACCCGCACCTTTAGAAACCTGTATTTTAGATGAATATGTCCCCTTCTTTTTATCGGTAGAATCTAAACTTGTTATTACCGCATCATCATGTTCCCAGACTGTTTCACAATCGCAAAATTCAGTTTCGGTTGTTCCCGCAGCGGTTGCTTCTGCCGGTACATTTAAAGCACTACGCAAAAGATGACCGATACTTACCGGATGTACTTCTACCACAACATCACCACCGAAAGATTTTTCTCCCTGGTATGATTTAGGCTCATCAAGTATCCCCCTTTGTGCAGCAGATAAAAGTTCTTCAATATTTTCGGTTAAGGTTTCAGATAAAAACGGCAAGAAAAGATCATTAGCGCCCCCTACTTTTTGGCCCCAGGTAGTCTCTTTTTTAATTCCTATATGTCCTCTTGATCCTTGTGGCATTATTTGTCAACTCCTTTCTTCTTAGATTTTTTAACTTTTCTCTTTTTCTCTTTGACTAAATCAAAATAGCCGGTATCTAAATATTTTTTTGCCTTCTCTTCATCTCCAACTACTACAAATTGATCAGGTTGAAAAATACCTAATCCGACTACTTCTAATTCAATGTCACGGTTAAATTTTAATAACATAAGATCACCTTCTTTTTATTCCCTGGTTACAAAGCTCTGCCTTAAAGTTATTTGCATATCAATCTCTACTCCCCTGAACGGATAAGAGCTAAAATCAAATCTGGTATCCGGGAAGCTAAAATATAGACATTCCCCATCCAGATCTAGGTGTGCACCCAGGGCTTTTTTAATATCAAAATTTAGGTCAAGAATACCTTTAATAATATTAATCGCTAAAATATTCATAGTCGCTCCATTCCCACTTCCACCGGTTACCGCCAAACCATCAGCCACAGCATAACCAGAACCTCCATTTAAAAGAGTTACGGTTAAAATAACACCAGAACCATTAACGGTATTTACGGTTACCGTTCCAAGAGAACCACCTGTCTGAACTACAGTAATAATATCCCCTGCGGTATATCCTGTTCCGCCAGATCCGAGTGATATTGTTTTAATGGTGGTATCCCCGACTATTTGTTTATCCACATCAAAGATCTTTATGTAACCAAATATGGTGGCAGTAAAATTTATCTCTGTATTATGAGGCATAGTTACTGCCTCTTCCGGTGCATTGGTGGGCTCTAATATAATACAGGGAAACAGATTAACCGGAATATTGTCCCTAGTCCCTGCATATACAATTTTAATATAAGGGCTTAAGACAGTATCTTCTTCTAAAATGGTTTTAATTTTATTCCAGATATCCTCTAATTTCATCTTGTTATCTCCTCTAAATATTCGGTAAAGATCCTAACAATATTTTTTTTATCATCCTCTTGAAATAATAAGAATTTTCTTTGTGGTATTCTGGCCGTCCTTTCTTTTTGATGTACCACCATCGCAAATATATCTTCTCCTGCACTTGAAATCCAATGAAGTGCTTTTGCTTTTACAGGACGGATAGTCCTGGCCGGTATCTTAATTGAGCCGCCTTCCTGATGTATCTTCATATAACCAAGATTAGTTCCGATCTGTACTTTCTGATTAGAAACTACTTTATAAACAATAGAGCCTTTTCCATGTCCGGTATCTTGTAAGATCTTAGCTCCCCTTCCTTTTTTTCTCCGCATAGCTATAGTCATAGGGCTAAGTGGAGCCCATCTTTTAGGCCTACCCTCTGCTCTAAAGTTTTTATCAATAGAGCTAAGCATTAGAATCCCGCACCGCTTCAAAGGAACTCTAAGATCTTTAGCTTTATTCCCGGCCTTCTTTAATAGAGCCTTTACCTTTTCATCGTTTTTTATTTCATAACTTATCATTGCTCCGTTAGTCATCGGCCAGATCCTCTAATTTATCAGAATCAGTTTTCCAGTTAGTCTCATCCCTCTCGTCAAAAGTCCTTTTATAATCTTTGGTAGAAGATTGAATAATCCCCACTTTTAAGGCAATACCTTCGATCTGTAGAATACCTGCAGCAATTTCTTTAAGGGTATCTTTTGCCTCTTTATATCTATCAATCCACTCATTGGTACTCGGTATTTTACCCGAATACAGGCCTCGCATAACATAATAAGAGGCAATATCCTCAGCCAAAGATTTTATTATAGCCGGGATAGTCTCCAGGGCATCAAGGGCAGCCAACAGATCAGATGAAAAGGCTGCCCTTATTTCTGCATCAGCTTTAATAATAGCCTTAGCCAATAGTGCAACAGGTACGTTGGTTGCTTCCATATTCAAATTAGTTAATACGTCAGTGGTTATACAAAAAGCCATTTATACCTCTCCTATTTATTTTAGTGACGTTCACAAAAACACGCCGCAAAGCCTTTAATTTTAACTTCCAACATCTTCTATTGCACCAATTTCGCCTTCTACAACGTGATTATCTACACACATCCATTGCGCCCGGTTTGTAGAATAACCACTGGCAAAATAGATTGCATCAGCAGCAGATATCCAATTATGGATAATTTGTATATACCACTGATTATTTGTATCCATAAGTTTAATTCCATAAGCCATTTGATCTTCCGCTACTGGGTCATTCTTACAAATAACATTATCTTTAATTAGCATTTGATAACAAGTGGTTGAAGGATGGCAAATTATGATCCCAGCAGTTTTAGCGTTAATGTGATTGCCTATAATGTCTCCTTTTGTAGAAACAGGTCCATCCATTTGAATACCGGTTACACATAGAGGATTGCCGACAAATTTGCAATTTATCACTTTAAAATTAGCTATACTTCCAATTTGTAATCCTATAGTAGGAGTAGCTTTTAATGAACCATCAAATATGCAATTATGAAATTCAATTCCATGAGAGTCATCACAAACCCTGAAACATGGTGTAGATGCAGTATTTGTAAGGAACGTAAAATTAAATATACGAGTATTTTTTGTAGCAACAGCAATAGAATGAGTTCCTTTAATTGATATTAGTCCAGAATATCCATTACCACATCCAATCACATCAGTTTGTGCTGGTAAAGTAGTTATATCTTCGGCAAAACCATCCCAGGCATCACTCATTCCACCTACATATATTCTATTTCTAAATCTTTCATTCCCAGATTTAGCAATATAAGCATTGCTTGCAGCAAAAGCAGCAGCTAAAGTTGTAAAAGCATTCTTCCAATTTAACCCATTAGAATTGTTTCCAGTCAGACTAACAAAATAAGTCTTTCCAGCAATTGGGTAAACTCCACCAAAAAATTCAATTCCCCCCACTGATAAAGCTGGAAATGCTCCTCTTCTATAAAATTTATCAATACCCATAATATTAAATCTCCTTTCTTTTATAATCTTTTAAGAGGGGGGCAATTATCCCCCCTCTGTTGTTATATCTTTAGTTGTTTAAGTTATGCAAGCCTTCATCAAGTAACTACAATCGACCGAAACTAATTTCTCATCGACTATCATTGAAGGCTCAAACCAATCACTATGTTTTACTTCTATCCGGGCCCTGCGAGTTATATTTTGTCCAACCTTAAAGGTATAACCTAGAGAGAATTTTTTGATTCCGGGTCTTGGTTCTACATAAGCAAGTAGAGCATGTTTGCCCCACATATAACCATAAATCGCAGTCTGTCCCTCTTTTTTGGTGTTATACCCGGCAGCACCGATTATTACTTTCTCAACTTCAAATATTGAAGCCATAAGTTCAGCAGTAACTACACCTTTTTGGACATATTTAATCCGGTCTAAAATATCAGGATGGTGTTTTAATTGGTCATAAACTTGTACACCCAATAATAATGTATTCGGATATCTGAATATCCTGCTATGGACATCCTGCTTCCCGGTTTCAATATCAGCAATAGGATTAGAATTGGTATAATCTTCCCATTTAGTGGTAATGGTAGCATTATGAGTCATGCCTGCCCCAGTCAATAAATCGACTATTCTTTTTTCTTGGGCAAGTTCAATAATATCGGTTAAAAATTCTACGGTATCTACTTCTAAATTTATGGGCTTATCGACATTAGCTTTTTCTCTGTCATCAATTAAATCATTTAGGGCATGCTCCTCACAGCTATAAGTCCCGGTTGTTACTTTCCAATCCACAGTCTTTGATTCGGTTTTGGGAGCCCTCAAAGTTACAGGAATCCTAAATCGGTCAGCCTTAGAATCATATTTATAATATTTATCACTTTCCTTTTTAACCGGCACAACCGGCAATAATTGCAATCCTACATAAGCAGCATTGCTATATTTTTCGGAAATATTACTTAATATTGCATCAGTATGAACATTGTCTAATTCTGGCATCTAATTTCAACTCCTTTCTTTATTAATATTTATTATGTCGTGGCATAATACATGTGGGTTAATAAAACTTCTACGATATCATTTTGAGCAGTAGCCGCTTCCAGATCTATTGCTCCGGCATAATCCTCATCACTAGTGACTGGCGTACCGGCCCCACCTGCAATAGACTTTATAGGAACCCCTTCATCAACTGCTGCATTCATTACCAATTTGCTCGTTCCCAATACTCTTACCCTGGCAGCTTCACCAACGGCAGGAGTATTTTGTAAAATACCAATAGACACTCCACCGGCACCGCAAACAATGGCAGTACCATCAGTATGAAGTGTTATAAAATGATATTGTTGTGCAGCAAGAGTTGTTGCACCGCAAACTAAAGTTATATCTAAAGCTCCAACAGCCTGAGACATATTTAACACCTCTTTTCAATTTGATTATTTATTTAATGATTATTTTTTCTTCTTTTCTTCGGTAGCATCCAGAACGGCCAAGACTGCTTCTCGATAGCTTACGTCTTTATGATCAGCCATGTACTTCTGGACCTTCTTTTCTTCCGGGGTTAATTTATCTTTGCCTTCTTCTTTTTCCTCTTCGCCCTTGCTTAATTCAGCAAAAATGGAGTCAGAGAAATTAGGTTGAAGTTCGATAAATTTTACCAGTAATTCCCGCTGTGAAAGTTCAGTCTCTTTGTCATCTACCGTAAACTTGATTTTCTTTTCGTCAGAAGTGGACTCTACAAGAGCCATCAAAACTTCTTTCTGTTTAGGTAGAAAACGCATATCTTTTTCGGAGCAGTGATCATCAATAAAGGTTTTAATTTCGGCTTCTCTTTTTTCCTTAGAGATTTTGCCTAGCTTTTCTTCTGCTTCTTTGGTCTTTTTCTCTTCGGCTTCAAATTTTTCTTTGAACCCTTTAGCTTCTTCTTTCTCTTTTTCGATTGTCTCCTTCTCCTTTTCAATTTTCTCGTAATCTTCCACTGCGATAAATTTCTTTCCTTCTAATTCAGTGATCTTGATTCCGTTAGCCATAATATATTCAACTCCTTTCTTTTTATTTTCGACTTTCTTAGTCGATTTGTTTTCATATATTATTAAAGTAGCTTCCTCATCAGCATCATATAAGGCAGCAATATCTTTTAAATTGGTTACCGCCGGTAGATCAGCCCCCAAAAAAGCTATTGCCGAGAGAACCTTTTTATATGTTTTCTTAGTGCTGGGCTCGGTATAATCGTATAAAATCTCACTAGATATCCTTTTATAAGCCCCATTTTTAATTAATTGATACAGAACCTTAGGAACTTCCTTTATATCTACTAAAATTTTATTCCCTACCCTCTTTAATTTAGTGATCCAGCCACCAGCAGGCAACCCCGATTTATGCAGCAATTCCTGTTTATCATCATGGCCTAATTTCACTTTGGGCTTTAACTTATCAATGATCTCATTAGTGCCATTTACGATATTGTCAAGATCCTCATCAGTTATTTTATGTTTATTCCATTCCCCAGTGCCAAATACCTCGATATCTTTTAACTCGTAGGTTTGGGAATAGGCCTCCCATATTGCCAATTCCATAGTGGTCAAATTCCCCTGCTCTTCGGTTTTAACCCATTTATCATCTTTCTTTTTCCATCCCATTTTTTTTACAGCTGCCCAGGCAGTAGCAGCAGCTAAGGCTTCTTGATCATCCCTACCTTCATATTGCTGCCACGCACTATTAAAAATTTTAATCCAATCTTGCTGAAGTTCAGCAGGGGAATCTTTTATTCTATCAGGAACATTATCAGGATAATGATAAGGCAATTAAAACACCTCCTTTGTA